TAGCTCCTTCTGATGCCATTCTATTTCAGGAAGGAGTGTCCGTTAAACTCAGGCTACCTCATAATGGTGGTCCTGAAGCGCTCAGGGATATAATGTTAAGAATGGTTTCAGGTTCAGGTAACACACAATCACATGGTGATATTGAGGGGAAAATATCACAATGTAAGTTTTCTGTTAATACGGAGAGCCTTCAGTGTCCATCCGAGGCGGTTCGATGCCCAATTATACTGGATAAACCAGAAGAAGGTGTGTTTGTTAAAAATTCAGAAGGTTCTTTGGTTTGTACCTTATTTGATTCGGTTTCTTTTTCTCATTTGGTTCGCGACGGTGGGAAGCACCCGCTAACACGAGAACCAATAACGTCATCAATGATTGTAAGTCAAGAACAATGTATTTATGACCAAACCAAAGGAAACTTTGTCATAAAGGATAAGTGAAATAAATATTACCCAAGCTATATGTTAACTGCCAGTTGCTTATATGAAATGCTACAGATGTTCAGGGTATAAGGATGTGGTAATTGGTGTACTGGATGCAGCTAAAAAGCATATACAGTGAGTGGTGAGGCCGCTGCAAATCTGGCGTGCTGACGGGGAAATATTGGCGGGATGAAATAGCCGACGGATTCACAAAAACCGGAGTCCGGCTCCGGTTTTTGTTGTCATGTCAGGGAGATGTTTGTTATGAAGCCCAGAGGAAATATTTATCTGTATGAAGGAATATGGTAATGCCTGGATTAGTATCATATATATCATCGACTTCATTCGCGAATGAGATGGCGGAAATGCGTCAGCAGGTAATGGAAGGGCAGATTGGAGGATTTCTCCTGGGAGGGGAGAGAGTTAGAGTTTCTTATATGCCAGATACAGGCCGTTTTTTAGCAGAAAGTGAAGGGCTGGGACTGGTTTATGCAGAATTATTGAATATTGGTTTTAATGATGGAGTTGATGCGCTCAGAAACAGGGTGTTAAGCGTGCTTCCTGGAATGGTGGCGCAGCGACAAGAGAACTCTTTGCAGGCCAAAATATCGGAATGTACCTTTACTGTTGATATTGAAAAACTTCACTGTCCTGGTGAGGTGCTTCAATGTCCAATTACACTGGAGCAGCCTGAAAAAGGTATTTTTGTGAAGAATTCAGATGGTTCAGATGTATGTACTTTATTTGATGCCGCTGCATTTTCTCGTTTGACTGGTGAAGGCTTACCCCACCCACTGACCCGGGAACCAATAACGGCATCAATAATTGTAAAACATGAAGAATGCATTTATGACGATACCAGAGGAAACTTCGTTATAAAGGGTAATTGAAATGAACATTACCCTTTATTTAATGAAACATCCTGCAAACTGATATGAATTACTGAATGAGGTTTTTATGCCTGTTACCACCTTAAGTATCCCAAGTATATCTCAATTATCTCCTGCAGGAGTGCAGTCTTTGCAGGATGCAGCCAGACTTGAAAGTGGAATAAGAATATCCATTGGTAGTGGCCAATATTCTGTTCACTATGTCCAACTACTGGATGGATTTTCAGTTGAACCGGTGAGAGGAGGCTTACTGGATAGGCTATTGGGGCGTGAGCATCGAATGGAGAGAAGGGCTGTGGCTCTGGAAAGGCAATTAAATGGAGGTGTCGATTTTTTAAGTAGTGTTAATAACTATTTTCAGAGTGTCATGGCAGAACACAGAGAAAATAAAACAAGTAATAAAATATTAATGGAAAAAATAAATTCTTGTGTATTTAGACCGGATTCTAATCACTTTTCTTGCCCGGAGTCATTTTTGACATGCCCGATAACGCTGGACACACCTGAGAATGGAGTGTTCATGAGAAACTCACGAGGTGCTGAGATATGCTCTCTATATGATAAGGACGCGTTAGTGCAACTTGTTGAAACTGGTGGAGCTCATCCTCTGAGTCGAGAACCTATAACAGAATCAATGATCATGAGAAAAGACGAATGTCACTTTGATTCAAAAAAAGAAGCCTTTGTTGCAAGTGATGCTTAATTTTTTCTGTTGGTGTGTTTTTATATTAATAGTTTATTATAATAGTGCCATGTAAGGATATATTGCCTGAACAATTATTCAGGCAATATTTTCCTTGCTTTATATGAAATATATAATATTTGGATCCTTAATTTCTAACCAAGGGGTCCCATGTTTTTATGTTATGATGCAGCCCATAATTTCGGGGGCTACATGCAAGAATATCTTTTTCTTCGGCGCCTGATTTGCGTAAAAACGTGGCTGCGCCAGAAGAACAATTACCTTGTGTTTCTGTGAATGGCGGTAACATTTTGTAAGTCGGTATGTTGTTGAGCATTGTTTTTATATTGTCAGCTGGAATTGATTTTTCTTCATGTAGTGGTGTCGGGATAAGTGTTCCATTTCTCTGAAGTACTTCATCTGAATATAATCGATGTAGCAACAAACTCTGTTTTGTCTCTATTAATGAGATTGAGTTGATATTGGGTAAGTAACGAATTGATAACTGACTGAGTTTTATTACATTTCCTGAATAAAGATACTCACCTAACTCTGAAAATTTCCTTCCTGTTATCTTATCTGTATCATCAGGACTAATATTTTCGAACATTCTTACGTCTCGCTCTCCTAAGTTTGGTTTTGCATTATCTTTTCCATTGTTTTTATATATCCACATCTCTTTTTTTTCTGAAGGAATCAAATATGTAAGTGATTTTACTTCATCTGCAATTTGTTTTTGTTGGATATTGGTATTGGCCTTTAGCCTAGTTTCATTATACTTTTTATGAAAATCTTCAATGCATGTAAATTTTTGGCCTTGTAGTTTTATAACCGTTTCTTTTACATCGATTGGAAATTTATTTTGATTTCGCGCATTATTTAACTTTTTTAAAAATAAAGAGTCAATGTCTATGCGGGAGCGTTTATCATCACTGTTTATGGCATAGTATTGGGCTCCGCTCCTGCTTCCCATTCCTGGAGTCCCTGCAATAATAAATGAGTGACTTCTTGTATGTCTGCCATTGAGTAGAGCAAGGGGAGTTTTAGCTGTAGCCAACCATACAGGAACGGATTTTAAAGATATACCATATTCTTTATGAACAATTCTTCTGGAGACGGAGTTCGTCATTGTTGTTTCATTTGAAAGTTGTTGATGTTCACTGAACAGATGGTAACATGATGATACAACTGATGATATTTTGGGCATAAATAATCTCCTCGCTATATGTTTGTTATATGGTGATTAACTTATTGTATGCTTCTTATATTGTTTTTTTATTTTTAAATACTGTTTTGTTGAAGGGGGTATATGGGTAATGCGTAAAAACATTGTTTTGTTATATTAAAATGACACTTGTCTTTGCTTATAATCATTTCTGGAGCAAAGGGGTCACGGCTGAGGGGGTGGAGAGCGTTACGCAGGATAAGTTCAGTCAATGCTTCCTGATCATATAATGCACATATTTCTGAATTTCGAGCATTTCTGACAAAAACACCTGTCTCAGGAATATGTAGCGTTATCGGACAATTAAGATGCTCCTCAGTACAGGAAAAGTCTTGTAAACTAACGGGAAATGCATTCGAATTTATTCGATCTAGTAGTGTTTTTATGACGCTTTCCTGCACAAGCGGGGCAGCTTGCCTCTGCTCCAGATATAAGCTGTATGCCTGCAGAAAAGTGTTACCTCCGTTAAGTTGTCTTGCCAGGCTGTCTGCGAGATGATGAGACTCTCTTGCCCCAAGATGGTCCCAAAGTCCACCAGGAATAGGCTCTACACTAAAACCATCCATAAACTGGATATAATGAAGCCTCATATTACGGCCTCCTATAGTAATAGTGTCATTCTGATTGCTTCTTGCAATATGTCGTAAAGCCTCCAGCTCATTTTCCGGCAATACACTTCCATTAGAAAAATTTAATATGACTGGCATATTATTATCCTTTTCAACCCATTTTGTGAACTATATTGGTAACAAGAGTCAACATACCGATCATGAGATGGGACTCAAACAATACAACTTTTAATAGAATATTATTTGCATGCATGTTTTTTCTGGCTACAATAAACACAAGCATGCAATCTTGTAAACGCTTTTTTATAAAAAGGAATTATAATGCCGATGAATACTTCAGGTACGTCTTTCAGCTCTTTTGGTATAAGTTGCCATAGAGAAGGCTCCTTTAGGAACTCTTTCCGAGGGAAGAATGATGAGGTCGTAAAATGTTCAATTGGAGAACGGACTATTAGCTTTTCTGTTCGCAAATTTAGCAGAAATATACTGGATACAGTGAACAGGCAGAGTGCTAAAGATATTGATGGGTGGATAAAAGATGAACGCATAGTATATCCCTCAAGGGTGATCAACCAGGAGATTGATAATTACTGTTTTCAAAAAAATGCAAAAATTTCCACTGAAGAGAGGCAAAGAGTCTTTTCTCTTGTGAGCCAGGAGAATCAACTAACCCTTGATGTTAAGGCAGCACAAAGTTCTATTAATCATGTAATAATGGGGAGTGCTTCTTTTGGCAAGAAAATGGATGCTCTTTGTGATGGTATGAGCCGGGATGTAAAAAATCGTACATCAGATACCATAGCAAACTTGCTTGCGGACAAGTTTTACCAGAAACATATCGATTCGGATATTGATATTGTAAAACTACGAAATGATATCCCAGCTTACTTGACGCGTGCTATACAGGGATGAGGCTAGAGGAGAGGACTGCTTCAGCATCATCGGCTTCGGACCAGTAAAAGAGACGCAGAAAAATGCACAACAGGCACCACACGCCATGCATGGATTCAGATTACTCATGGCTCACCAGTACAGCTATAAATCGTAAAGAAAACTACAGTACGTTGTACACAGAAACGTAGCGTGATTCACTATTGCACAGGTCCATCACAACGACAATATTTTGTGATGTTTGCGTGGTGCGCCCCACTTCAGGATGCTGCAGATCTGGAGATCGTAATTGAGGAAGAGACTTCATTGCGGGAAGCCTGGAAAAAGTATCGGGTGTTGTTGAATCGTGTTGATACATCAGCAGCACCTGATATTGAGTGGCCGACTTCACCTGTAGAGTAATCAACGGAGCAGGGATGATATTTTGTGCTTGAAGTGCCTCCCCGACCATTCAGATAGTCGGGGAGGGGGTATTGCGATTATACGCAATCAGTTTTAGTTAAAGACCGAAGCTCTCGAAAAATCTTTCTCCAAAACCAGAATGCAATTGATTGATTTTGATAGGATCTATAACGCCGTTACCTTAAACGACAAAATCACTCAAAAACAAACCTAATAAATTGAATATAAAGGATTAATCATCTAATTCGTTCACCTTCTTATTCATAAGGCGGGACACTTTCAGGATTTTGAATTTATTCAATTTTTTCCTTTCTCCAAAATCTCTCCAAAACGTCTCCCCAAAACTAGGCCACGCATTTTACAACACTTTTTTCCTGAGATGGTGACGGATATTCCATATGGTGTTTATCAAATAACCAACTTAACCCATTCCTGACCTCGAGTATCGTTATAGCGATCGGTGGTTGCCTGGACTTTATGTCCTAGTAATGTTTTTGTATCAATACCCTGTGCACGGTACAGCCGTTCTGATAGAGAGCGTTGTTCATGAAATGTTGGCGGAGTTTTTCCTGCTGGTGGAATTATCCCAGCCAGATCCCGTGCTTTGGCAAAGTAGTCGCTCAGGTTGTCTTTACTCATCGGCTTCGGTTGTTTCTGGTGCCGACTATGGATTAGATATGGACTTAATATTCTGTCTCGGCACCCATCAATAACTTCTTTTAACGTTATCCCAATGGCATCACAGCGTAGTGTAAGCGGTAACGCCAGACGCATTCCGGTTTTTCCCTGGGTGATATGCAAGTGTTCGTTCCACACATCTGAAAAACGCATGTGGCAAATGTCATCACGGCGCTGACCAGTAACAATCGCAAGAAGCATTGCGTTACGGATAAAGTGTTTTTCAGGCGTTGCATTGTAAATTTTTTGCCAGTCTTCCATGGTGAGCCTGGCTCTGGTTACTTTAGGGATCGGTTTACGGGTAGCCTCCGGAGGATTCCATCCAGGAGGAACTTCCCCTGCATGCTGTGCTTCTTTATAAATATCAACCCATAATCCACGATTTACTCTCGCTGTGCTGACCATGTCTTTATCCAGCCACTCATCCAGTATTAATGCAAAGTCTCTTACTTCCAGTTCTTTCAATGGGTGGTTTCCCAGACGGGAAACCAGGTATGCAGCCATTCGGGTTTTTTCTTTGTGAGTTGTAGCTGCAATATCTCCATTTTTCAGTCGCGTGTCCTGTATTTTCAGATATCGATCAACCCATGCCTTTAATCTGATACCCCGACGTTTTGTTGCTGACGGACTTTCATCAATTTTGCGCATGAAATATTCAGCTTCTGCTGCAGCTATTCGCTGATTGGCTGTGGAAGCGATTTTTTCTGCCTTACCTTTGTCTGTTCCGAGTCCGTGAAATTTTCCAGTCACAGGATTTTTATACTGGTAGTAAACTCTGCCAGTTCTGCGATCAAACTTTTCGTAAAGACCGGCTACGTCAGTGCTGTTTTTTCGTGGCCTCGGTGACATGAGTTAAAATCTCCTTCAGTGCATCATCATCGCCAGTATGAATTTCCGGCGCAATTCCCGTTTCACCAGGCCCAACAAATACTGCTCGGCGATCTATCAGCCAACGCCCACGAATTTTTTGTGGTCTTGGAACGATGTATCCTAGTTTTCCGTATTTCACCAGGGTAGTGTTTGTTATTGGGAGACTGAACCGTTTTGGTTTCCACTCGTCGAGCGTTATCAGGTACTGTTCGCTCATGGCTATCACTCCGGAACGCGCCAGTTGCAGAATATCAACGACAACTGGCGACGGTTGAACATTAAAAATCAGCCTGATTCGGGATCAGTTTTTGCCAGATAGCTGAAACGTATTTTGCCTGGTGACGAGCGTCATCAAGTGCATTATGGCGCTCACCTTCGAATGGAATAGCCGTTCTGGCATCGAAGTCTATGGCTTTCCCCAGCTCAACGATTGTGCGTACATCGCGATCGTTGTAGTAACGCCACGGGCAGGGGATCCCCTGCCGTTCGTATGAACGGCGCAAAATCGTGTTGTCGAAGTTGGCTCCATTTCCCCAAACCTGAACAAAAAATTCACCGGAGTTTTCGTCGATAAATTCCCGCAATTGTAACAGTGCATCATCTAACGGGATTTCATCGGTCATAATGGCAGATTGCGCTTCGCGTGATTGCTTAAGCCACCATTTAATGGTGTCCCGATCAATGACTCCGCCAGCAGTTTCCAGATCGATAGTCTTACTAAATTCCGGTCCCATATCTCCGGTTTGCGGATCGAAAAATATTGCACCTATTGAGATGATCGGGGCATCAGGATTTTTTCCCATGGTTTCAAGGTCGATCATTAGATGGTCACACGTCCTGCTGGTGGATGTGATTTCTTGATGACCGTTCACCTTAATTGAGTGATCTGCCGTCTCGCCAGTTTCATTATCGCTGGCATGATGCTGATTGCCGCCAGTGTTCTCCTTGTGTGGATGTTCAGCGCCTTCCATTTTCTCCGGATCATCTTCCTGAACTTCAACCTGATACTCTTCATCGAATGTTTCCTGGTATGTTGCGTCGCCCATCACCGCGCCACAATCAGGGCAGTTGCCGCCGCCGGTCTGACCGCAGGCGGTGCAGACTTTTTCCACTTCCTGTTGCGCCACTGGTTCAGGCTGTTTCGTTTCTGGCTCGTTTTGTAACGCATTTGGGCTGTTTTGTTCCGCTTTTTGGTAGTTCCGTTCCGATTCATGCTGGTTCTGGTTTACAGAATCGCGGGTCTGGATCCCCTTAACCCATTTCGGATCATTCGGGTCGCTAATCCCTGCAACAAATTCTCCGCGAGAGGCAGCAAGCAACTTATCGGCGTCAGGCTGGCTGATATTGGCTGCCTGCATAATTTTGTTTACTTCGTCAGCGGTAACTTTTACCGGCTCTGGTTGTGCGGTCGTGTCAGATGCACCAGTATTTTGTTGTGAACCTGAGTATGTACCGTTTTTGCGGGCGAAATATTCTTCTTTCGTGATTTCAGTAGCCCCGGCAGCCAGTGCCTTATCCAGACCAGAAAGTTTGTTTGCGCGACCGTATTTTTCGCCATCCTTGTCGGTGAAGAGGAAGTAGAACGGCCCCTCACGCTCTACAGATGGTTCGACTTCCACTTTGCATTCGGTTTTTTCGTTGTCCGGAATTGCCGTTTCCACTGCATCAGTTTCTGGTACTGGCGACGAGAGAGTATCAGTTGCGCTCTGATTTGTTCCTTCATCTTCAAACACGCCCTTTGTAGTCAGGTATTCAGTAATGTATTTGTTCAGTGCCACAGGGTCTTTGTGAATGTCGATCGGACGTTCACGGACAAGGCCAAAAATAGTCTGGCGGTCGTAGCGAAGGGCATCAGGCTGTTTGCGCATTGATGCCGAGATACGCTTCCAGTCTTCGCGGTAGTTGTCGATAACTTCATTTTTTGCCCAGCGATGGATGCTGCCGTCAATGTTTCCGGCATCCACATCACCAGGCCAGAGAGCGTAGGCCAGTTCGTCATCCAGTGTTTTCCATGTCTGCTTGTATTCGCGATGAATGGCAGCAATGACCAGGCTGATTTTTCCTGTTGAATTTTCAGTGTGCTGTTGATTGACTCTGGCGCGGGCGAGATCAACAACAGACGTGTATTTTCCGGTTTCCTTGCGTTCACCTTCGCGACGTTTTTTCCAGATGCGCATCTCTGCCTGAATTTCGGGCCATTTGGCACCAGGCTTACATTTATGCTTAACCCACCCGATGGCATGCAGCTTAAGCTCCGGATACATGGCGTTAACTTCTGGCATTTTCATCAACGCTTCAACGATATGTCCGTCGAATGTTGCCATGTCTTCCTGCAACAATTCCTGTGCGCTAATAACCATATCAACGGTGATGTTTTCACATGTGTCGAACTTAACCATGACAGCGTTCTGTACTTCAGGGGCCAGCTTGTCAAAAGTGACGTTCATCGGATCTGATTCAGTCTCAACCGGGACAAAGGAAGCAGACGCCTCATCCCAGCGGTTTTCCTGCATATATTCAGCATCCCAGGAATCGAGGGCAGGGCGGGGTATGCCGGGTTTATCCTCACAGACAATAAATTTATAAGCGCAGTCCTGAGCTGCAGGGAATTGCTCCAGAAATTGCCAATGAAATTTTGCGCGTGCGCGACGCTCATCACCAGCTTCAATGGCAGTGGCCACCGCAACAGCGCTATCTTCTTTTATGGCCTGTTCATCAGGAATAGCAGCGCAAATAAAGACCTTACTCATTTTGTTTTAACCTCATTACAGATTTCAGGGTGAACGAATCCCTGCCATTGCTGGCATTTTTAATCCGTTGGTATGGTGTTAATATGGCTGGAGGATTATCCAGCCGGTGTTTCGTTATTCAGGTACAGCGATACTTTTTTTAGCGGGAGGCATTCACCAGAAATTTTTTGCTCGTCTCTTGCCTGGAGGCAGGATTCTTTACTTGCATAAATTCCGGTAATCACATTCTGTGATTCACCCGTTATAAGAAAAACCGTCATCATCAGTGCAAATGCTGAAGTCATTGACGTTCTCCGAAAATACCAAGTTCAAGAAGAGCAATTCGGGAAAGTATGGAATTATCATTGAGCAGATAAGGCTCATATTTCCTCATATTAATGGCATCTTCAGTAAACTCCCGGTTACTGAGCAGAACACCAATATCAAAACAACCTTCAGACGTATTAACGTTTGGTAATAACGTTTCCATTATCGCGTCCTCAACAATGAATTTTGTGATGCAGTGCCTGGTGCCTCCAGGTGACGTTAACCAGTTAACAATTAACGCCGGATAAAGAGAATCCACCCATAACACTGTTTTTGGTTTTAACTGTTCCGCGTGCGCTCAGCCGCATTCACCACATCACAAAATTCACTTTAAAAAGGGCGGCAGAGCAGTCACGGAGTAAAACTGATACCGCCAAACGTCACCAGAAAATTGATAACAGAGGGCGTTGCAGCGGGGTTGTCACTTAAGCGTATGGTCAACCTGACAACCCGGTGTCCTCAACTGGGGAAGGAATAACCCCGCCATACTTACCGCCGCGCCATTTCGCGGATTGCCACAACCGGAAGCGCACGGTCGACGAAAATTTAACGACAGGCTATCTATGAACCAGCTACCTCGCCGTGCGCTTTCGCGTTATGGTCTGACTTTTCAGGGAAATATCCTTTCAGTAAACTGTCAGTGCCGGATGCTCACCCGTGTCCGGCGCACGCACTCTACCTCACCTGTGAATAAATTAATGATTAATTGATATTTTGTTGTTTGATTCAACTTTCCCATCGGATGTGTGATGCTTTAAATCACAGGAATTAATACTGCTTGCTGTAAAATGATTTTCAAGGGGAGCTATTCGAATCCCTTTCTTTTTCATTAACAAGCCAAATCCTTTATTAATGATGTCCATTAATTCCAGAAAGTATTTTTCATGTAAATCCTGGTTATCAGAGAGCTGCTTCTCTTCGTACAGCCCGATAAAGGCTCGGCGTACGTTACCAGATATATTGTCGATGGTTTCTTTTTCTACGGTACTCAGGTCAAGAGTCGCCAGTTGAGAGCGAACCACATTCGCTGCCATTTCCTGGAATGGCATTGGTAAATCTTTAAATTCCATTATTAGCCTCGTTGGTTAGCTATTAACGCGGGTATGTAATCATTCTGGCAATGCTTAATGCCGCTGCTTTTTCCAGCCTGGTGATATCCTGCTCCAGAGCGGACAGATTTTCAGCCTGCTTAGCCCTGGCTTCATTGGCCCATTTCAGGTCCTGCGCAGCCTTAATTTTCTGGTGCATCCACTCATAAAGTTCATCATCGGTATAGTCTGGCGCGATGATGACGGGTTCTCGTTTCTGCATACTGATTCCTCGCGGTGCTGTTTCGCTTATCAGCCGTTAGATTTTGCCGAACTGGAAAGCGCCTGTTTAAACTCACTGAAGCTGAGGGCTTCTTCGCCTTCGGCAAGGCCTTCGAAGTATTCTTCGTAAGCCTTTTCCATGATTGTGTTGAAATCCATATCACTCACCTGAGTTTCTTTCCAGCCAGCGACGGGCACCATTTTCGGTTTTAAACGTTTTGCTTCTGGTATACGTCATCGCGGTGAACGTACCGTCCTGGTTGGGGAACACGCCACATACCAGAGATTCGCTGTTGCCAAGATCGATAGTATCCATGCTGACCTCATTTCCCCTTAACGCCGGGGTAGCGGAACAAAAACCTGCTGCATAGTTATTAAAGTTGAACCCTGCCGTCATGTTCTTACGCCTCGGGCTGGCTACTTAACCCCTGACCACTGCCGGGTAACTCGAAGTATTTCCCTGCGTTCTGTGGGGCGGGGTGGGTTGGTATGTTGTTAAGGTAACAAGAGTTACCTTTCGAGTCAATACAATGTTGCAAAAGGTACATTTGAGGGCATAAAAAACCCGCAATGAATGCGGGTTCTGACTCAGTCTAAGTATTGATGTATTTGTGAAACTTTACCTTTAATGGTGTAACCACCATTCAGTTCGATGGGTTTGTAAAGCGGATTCAGTGACAACAGATAGATGTTTGGTCCGTCAATCGCAACTTTTTTTAGTGTTACGTTTGGCGTTCCTTCCAATTGGATTAAGATTATTTTTCCCACCAGTTCTCTAATGTTACTTGAGCATGGTGTGATCAGCACGGTAGATCCGTCGGGGATGGTTGGGAGGCCGTTAGAGTTTGTCATCGCATCTCCCTCAACATGCAATAAAAAAGAGTTTTCAGCGGTTTTTGTCATGACATCAACCCAGTTCTTAATACCAGGAATCTTGGTTACTGGACAACTCATATCCCAATAACCAGCCTGTTCCCACGTTAAAACGGGCAACCGGGCGATGTTGTCACTAATGTAAGGGTACTGATTCAGACGCAGATCATCGGTTTTATCGTGACCGTCCTTTCCATAAAGAATCCATTCAGGAGATTTGGAAAGCAATTTTGACAGTAGATACAAATTCTCACCGTCAGGTTTTGAAGAGCCATTTTCCCATTTTGTTACGGATACACGAGATATGCCGATTGCTTTCGCAACCTGCTGTTGGGTTAATCCAACGTCTTTTCGACGATTCCGAATACGTTCGCTGATAGTGTTTTTCATGTAACCAATGTTACTACCAAGTGATGTTGCTATGGTTGACATTGTTATGTAACTATTGTTACCCTTCTGCTCGAAATAACAGGAGAGTTTTATGTTCAAAGATGATGTTCTGCGCTATTTCAAAAAAAAGCGACTAGTAGCTGAGGCTCTTGGAATTTCACATGTGGCTGTTGTGCGGTGGAAAGCAGTTATTCCCAAACTTCGCGCAATGGAACTGGATGAAATTACTAACGGTGAATTGAAATACAACCCAGAACTTTACAAGAAGCAGGATAGCACCTCGAACGAAGGAAAGAATGATTCATGAAAATCAAGCATGAACACATCCGCATGGCGATGAATGTTTGGGCGCATCCGGACGGCGAAAAAGTACCGGCTGCGAAAATTACCAAAGCGTATTTCGAGCTG